CCCAGAACGGGATTGAAACATGACTCATCGGCGCTCGGTGGCCGGAAATCACAACTCCACGAACACGATGAGATCGTCGATCTCGTTGCGGGGGAACTCCAAAACGGAGCCACCGTCCCGGAAGCGTGCGCGGAGGCCGGCATAAGCACGTCAGCGTATCATGAGTGGCGTCGCAAGGGCGAGGCGAACGACGCGGACAACGTGTTCGTGGAGTTTCTGGAGCAGACAACGCGCGCGAGGCGCATCGGTGCCAGGCGTGACCGGGAGCGCCTGAAGGATCTCATCGCCGACGAGGGCGACACGCGGACTTGGTACAAACTCCACCACGACCAGTACGGCGATTCCTACAAGGAGGAGGGTGGCGACGGTGACGCCGCCGAGGGCATCCCGCTCGTCGTCCCTGACGCTGCGAGGCCCGACTCATGAGCGCGACACCGAAGGGGTACCAGCCGCTCGACGAGGGCCCGATCACCGAGCCGACGGCAGAGCGCTTTGAGGAGGAGACCCGCGATGAGGTCCTTGAACCGATCGACTATCAAGAGGAGTTCGTTACGCACGGGCCGACCTACTCGGCGTTCATTTCTGGGATCGGCGCTGGAAAGACGACGTCGCTCATCCAGCGGATCCTCCTGAACGTCCAGCTGTGGAACCCGGGCAAGACCGGCGTCGTGATCACGCCGACGGTCCCGTCGCTGCGGAACGTCCTCATCCCCGAGCTCCGGAAGTGGGGCTACCTCGACGTCGGCGAGTGGATCCCCTCGAAAAAGCGCTGGGTACTCCCGAACGGTGCGACCGTCATTTTCGAGTCGGCGGACAACCAGCGCAAGATCCAGCGCCTCCGCGGTCCGAACATCGCGTGGTTCGGGATGGATGAGCCGTCGTCGATCGCGGCGGCCGCGTGGGACATCATGGTTGGTCGCCTTCGCGACGGCCAGTACATCAACGCCTTCGTCACCGGGACGCCAAAGGGGTACAACTGGGTCTACGACACCTTCGTCGGCGACGACGCTCTCGACGACGTCAACCTCGTCCACAACGTCAAGACGGGAGACAACCCACACCTGCCCGAGATCTACACGGATCAGATCGTTGAGCAGTACGAGGGGCGGTTCTACGAGCAGGAAGTCAAAGGCCAGTTCACAGACTTCGAGGGGCTCGTCTACTCGTGGTTCGGCGACGAGCACCTCGTTGAGGAGGCTCCGAGCCGGTACGACGAGGTCATCTACGGCGTCGACTGGGGCCACAACAACCCCGCGGTCATCCTCGCGATCGTCCGCGAGGGCGACTACTGGCACGTCGCCGACGAGTGGTACGAGCGCCGGTGTACGACTGGCGATCAGGCGCGCGCTGCTACTGAGTTCATCGACGAATATGGGGAAGGCGTCCTCTACTGCGACCCGTCGGAGCCCTCAAACATCCACGAGTTCCAGCGTGACCACGGCCTGCCCGCGAAGAAGGCGGCTAACGACATCTCGCCCGGGATTCGTAAGGTGTCAGAGTATCGAGACACCCTCCGCGTCGCGCGCCACTGTCAGAACGTCCGGAACGAGTTCTCACAGTACCAGTACAAGGACGGTGGCGATTCTGACGACCCACTGAAGCAGAACGATCACGCGATGGACGCGCTCCGATACGCGATCTTCACCCACGCACCGACGATGTCGACGAACGTGCGGGGGGGCAGTGGGTCGGACCTCATCACATAATCATGGACGCAAACTCCGAGACCTGCCGCGAGTGCGGCGATGAACTGTCGAACAGCGTCGAGCAAGCCCGCGGTTACTGCCCCGGCTGTGGCGCGGGAAGGATTGAAAAATGAGTGACGACACAGCTGAGGGCGGCGTTCCGATCCAGTCGTCACTGGAGGGTGTTCAGAAGGCGGCGGCAACGGCCGAGGCATCAGACCAACTCGACGACCGCCAGCTCGGGCTGACCGTGGGAAACGGGCTCTCGCCGCCGTACCCGCCAGGACGTCTCGCCGCGCTTCAAGAGCTGAACGGCACCCACGCCGTCGCCGTCGAGAAGCGCTCAAAGCGCGAGGTCGGCTTCGGCTTCAGACTGTCGCCGCACCCCCGAGCTGACGAGCCAAGCGACGACGAAAAAGAGCGTGTCGAGAACTTCTGGCGCGGCCGCGACTCGACGTGGATGCTCGGCCCGAAGGGTACGCCCGGCGCGACGCCGGTTGAGGTTCTCGAAAAGGGCCGACAGGACTACCACGGCATCGGCTGGGCTGCCTTGGAGATCACATACAACGGCTTCGCGGACGAGCCGGGCGGACTCTCATACCTGCCGGCGAAGACCGTCCGCGTCAAAAAGAAGATCGAGGACGGCAGCTTCATCGACGAACAGGTCGCAGGACACGGCTACGTCCAGAAGCGCGACGGCCGGACGCGGTACTTCGCCGAAGCGGGCGCGCGCCACGCGGAAGATGTCGACGGTAACCCTGACCTGACGTACGTTGACCGCGAAACGGGCGAGACGTACGATTCCCGCGAGGCGATGCGGAACGCGGGCGCGAAGCCAGCGAACGAGCTGCTGTTCATCCCGAACCCGCACCCGAACACGCTCTACTACGGCATCCCGACATGGGTGTCGGAGATTCAGACGATGGTTGCCGATCAAGAGGCGCGGCGGTACAATCGAAAGCGCCTCGAGAACGACATGATGCTCGACTACGTCGTCATCGTTGAGGGTGGCACGCTCTCGGAGTCCTCACGGGAGGATGTCCGCGAACACATCAACGGACTCCGCGAGTCTGATGACCCTGGTGCGTGGATCCTTGAAGCCGACGACCTTGTCGAGTCCGGAATCGACGTCGAGAGCGACGTGACGATCCGCGTCGAGCCGATGTCACAGCCCGGCAACACCGACATGGACTGGGAGACGTTCCGGGATGCGAACGAGGAGGACATCGCGCAGGCGCACTCGACGCCGCTCCAGGTGCTCGGGAAGCACGATGCGACGAACTCCAACTCGGAGGCGGCAATCCGCGAGTACACACAGGAAGTGATCGAACCGGAACAAGAACGCTTCGCCGAGCGCCTCTACCGGATAATCCACCAGCAGATCCTCGGTGTCGACGACTACACGATCGGCTTCGTCACCAAGGGCGCGGATTCGGTCAAGCGTGACGCGGAAGTCCTCCGCAGTGTCATGCGCGCCGGCGGCGGCGCGCTTGAATTGAACGAGGTTCGCGAGCTGATCAACGAGGTTGTTGACCGCGACATCGACTCGATTGATGAGCTCGACGGCGAGCTGTTCTCGGTTGTTTCGGACCCGATACTCGCCGACGAACTCGCAGCCGCTGTTGAGGAGGCCTAACCCATGTGCTCCACCTGTGGCCCGCTCACGCGCCAGCACATCGCCGAGAAGCGACGGTGGCCGGCCGAGGTCCAGTCGGCACTCGAAGACTTCGAGAGCGAGTTCGGGGCGTTCTCCGACCGGATGCGCGACCGTCTCGCCGACGCTGTCATCGCACGTGATATCACCGAGTCGGGCGACATCGGCGCGGCTGTGCGGAGCGTCCTCTCGGAGGGCCGTGAGGAGCTACGCGTCGTCCTTATCGAAGGCGCGACGAACGGGGCGGAGGCCGGCCGGCGGATGGCCTCGCGACGGTTTGGTCTCGACATCGACTTCGAGACTGTACCACAGTCAGCGCTCAACGAACTCACCGACTTTGTCGACGATGTCAACGACGACGTCCTCAACACGATCGGCGACGGCGTCGAGTCGACACTTGAGGATGCGTTCGAAGGGGGGTTTGACCGTGACGCCGTGGCCGACATCATGCGCGAGCAGCTGGACAACGAGCTCGGAGAAGCCGCGGCACAGCGCCACGGCCGGACGCTTGTCCAAGGCGCGTCGGAACGGGGGAACCACTCAGCGATACGCGAGTCGTCAGCGGTCGGTGAGAAGTGGGTCGTGACGAGCGACGGTCGCGAACGCGACACCCACGCCGAGGCCGGCGAGCAGATCGTCGCCGTCGAGACAGACTTCGACGTCGGCGGGGCGCGTCTCGCGCACCCGGGTGACCCGGCCGGGCCGATCGAGGAGATCGCGAACTGCCGGTGTAGTACCCGCCCCATCTTCGAGGCCGATCTCACCGAGAACGAGCTGGCGACGCTGCGCGCCGCCGGCCGACTTAACACATGACGATGACCGAGAGACTCCACAAGACGGTCGACCTCACCGATGAGGTCGACGACGACCGCCGCATCGCCACGGGCGCAGTGCTCGTCCCGAATCAGATTGACTCGCAGGGAGACTACTTCGAGCCAGGCGCGGTCCGCGAGATCGCCACCGATTACATGGCCCGTCTCCAGCGCGGGGCGGCTGGACTGAAGTTCATGCACGCTGTCGGCGCTGGTGGGAAGCTCTCGCTCGTCGAGAACCGCGTGCTTGACTCGCCGGAGCGGATCGGCGACACGCAGCGGGCCGCCGGAACGTGGGTCGTCTCGGTCAAGGCCCACGACCCCGAGACGTGGCAGGCGTTCAAGAGCGGACTGTTCGGCGGCTTTTCGATCGGTGGCGAGATCACTGATGACGAGACGATGGCCGCGGCGGCAGTCCCCGACACGGTCACCGTCCCCGAGGACCACCCCAAAGGCGTGTCCGTCCGGCGGATCGACGACGCGATGATCCGGGAGTTCTCCGCGGTCGACCGACCGGCCGTCCCGGATGCGACTGTGGACGTCCTCAAGGCCGAGAAGGCCGACGAGCGGCTCGCCGACCCCGACCGGACTGTCGAGGCACTCGTCGAGCGCGGTCACAGCCGCGAGGATGCCCGGCTCATCCGCGATGTCATGCACAAGAGCGACGATAACGCGATGAACGACGACACAGACACGACAAAGGCGGAGTACAGCACGAATGAGTGGGTCTCGTGGGAGGCCTCAGGGGGTCGCGCTCGCGGCCAAGTCGTTGAGGTGACTGAAAACGGCACTTTCGACGACGCAATCTCCGGAGACATCACTGTCGAAGGCACCGAAGACGAGCCCGCCTACCTCATTGAGGTCTGGCGAGGGACCGGAGACGACGCCTCGGCGATTGAGGAGGAGGCCGGTCGCGGCGACACGATGCACGTCGCCCACCAGGAGGCGACG